AATGCATTAGGGATACCTGAAAATCTATCAAAAAAACCAGGATTTAATTTATTCATACCTATTACTTTTTGATTTAAAATTTCTTGTTTAACTCTGTTTCTATCTACGTCAGTAATTCCCCCTGTGCTTGTAGGACTACTACCTCTATCACCAAATTGATCTGTAAAACCTTTTTCATATCCTCCAGCTCCACCTGTATCTCCTGGTCCTGGCGCATCACCAGAAGCTGGACCATCTCTTCCTCCAACAGAAAAATTTGTTCTGTATAACATTCCTTTATCTATCATCGTCTACCGTCCGGTTTTATATCAACTCTTAATGTTCCATAACGCCAAGTTTCACCTACAGCATCATTTTCTATTTTAATTGAAAGCAATCTTCCTCTTGCTCTAGTATCCACTTTATCAGTAGATGATGTAATTGTAAAGGGACCAAGACTTGAGCTAGCTGCTGTGTTGCTTGGATAATCATTTAATAATAATGTGACTTTTGAATTACCGGTTAACACCTGAAAATCTGGTACAAAACGTTTCATAGACATAATAAATTCACCATCACCTCTAAGATCAGCAAGTCCAGTTGTGCCTCCTAATGCACTTCGTCTTGCTGCAATATCAAAATCACCAGATTGTATAAATGCATTGATAGAAGTAGTACCTGATGAATTAACTTGATCAGTTCCGGTTTCATGAGCATAGTAAGTTGATGCTCCATATAAATTAGTAATTCCTTGTATATTAAAATTAGGTGTAGCTGTTGAATTATATTGTGTTGCGTAAGGCACACTAAATACACCTGTGTCTGCATATGATGATCTAGCTAATGATCCAGTTGTCCAACAGTTTTCTCCATAGTTATAAGTAACACATCTATCAATTTGCGTAGAACCTGATTTAGGATAAAACCAAGTAACTTCATTATATAAAGTATTATGTTCACCATATATAATTTGTGATGCATCATAATTAATTCCTAAATTGTCTCCTGTAGTTGTAAAGACAAAGTCTTCTACCAAACAAGGTAATGCTTTTACGGTACCATCAAATACAAAAAATCCACCTTCACCTGACATCCAAAATATCATACCATTAGAATAACTAACTGCATTTTGTCCAATACATCCACAGTTAGTTCCAACTTGTCTAACACTAAATGTAAACGGTGGTCCAACAAATTGAATAACATATGCTGCACTGTCTGTTAATACAAATACATAATCCTTACCTTGAACAGCCGCTACAATTTTATTTCCTGTATCTAGTCTAAATGTACCTGCAGTGTTTGTTGCTGTTGGTTGATACGTTGAATAATCTTCTTGGTTTGAAAATCTTATAAACATTGGATCCAGTGTAGTTGAATCACCAATCGTTGTCTCAGTTCCAAAGTGGAATAAGTGTCTATCTCTATCCGAAACCAAAGTTAATCTTGATGCAGTTGGTGCATTTGACATAAGAGTTGCTCTATTATCTCTTGGATTAGATGCTCCTGCATCCCAAGTAAATGTTCTACCATTATGAATAGTTGCAATTAATATTTCTCCAAAGTTATCAAGACTCCAGATTCCTGGATCCAGGATCACGTCACTTACAGTTCTAGCTGTTCCCCATGTTGAATTACCCCATAGGTATGTACCCCAACCATAACCTGCAGTTTGAAATGTTGGACCAACAGTTACATAAGGATCTATTTGCGCTGAACCTGTACCTGAAGTAGTACCAGCTGAATTAGATGGCATTGTAATGTCAAATGTATTTGCAGTTACATTATGTATTTCAAATGTATTTTCTGTAAAATCTGTTGTTGCATAACCTGATCCCGTTGGAACAGTAACTGATGAAAACGTTACATATCGTCCAGTACTTAATGCATGAGAAGTTTTATTTACAGTAACGGTTGGAGAACCTGTTGATGCATCAAAATCAGCTCCAGTAATTCCTGTATCTAAAGGAGTAATGTCATAAAATTTATCACCATAGTATAAAAACAAACCTTGTGATGTTCCAATAGCTGCGTACTTTTCACCTCTTAAAGATGTCCATGTATGTTGTGCTCTTGCTGCACCAGGAAGAGTTTCATTATCAATAGTTAATTGTTCCCAACCACCTATTTTTTCTGGAAGTCCATATCTAAATCTAACAAAATCACCATCAGTCCATTGAGACTCAGCTCCTGATTGTGTTATCTGTTTATTAAAACCGGGTTTAAACTGTAGTTTCTGAAGCATAGTACCTCATTATATATGCTTTTTGTTATTTTGGTAGTATTATATTCCAATTTAACTCGTTTATCAAATTGTCTAAAGACAATACAGTTAAGGTTCCTTTTTTCAAAAGGTCTTGAATTTCAAGCATATCTATTAAAATCCATTCTTTTTTTAGTTCAAAAACCATTTTATCTGCTTTTGAAAAACTATATCCAGCTTTAGCTGGTTTTCTTTTATACTTAGTATCCATATTTCTAATATCAAATTTTAAAGTTTCATTGGATCTATTTCTAATTATTCCTTCTACATGCCAACACTCATTTTTAATTTGAGTTTTAGTTGCATACTTAATAGAATTTTTTTCTAAATATTTTTCAGCAAATTTTTTTATCATTTAAAATTAGGTCCTGTTATCCAAAATACTAATGACCATCTTTCTCCTTTAGTTACAGAAGTTACTTCATGTAAAGTATAACTTGGAAAAATTATACATGTACCATGTTCTCTATTTCCTTTAAAAGGTTCCTTAATACTACCTGTATATAAATTTAAATCACCACCTTTATATTTTTGAGGATCAGTTAATTGAACCACACCTGATAGTTTTCTAACCATAGTTCCTGGAGATCTATCAATATGAGTTTCATATTTACCTCCAGGAGAAGGATAATAAGTTAATTGTAAACCTTCAAATAAACCTGTTATATCAAAATTAAAATATTTATTATTTATGTCTTTAATAGCAAAATCTAATTTTTCAAATATCCATCTAGTATCTGGATTATTTTTTATCCAGCATATTTTAGACTTTCTAACATCTTTATTTTTTGCTCTAAAAGAAATTCTAGCAAAATCTAATTTATCTTTACCTAATTTAATAATTTTATTACATTCTTTAGGTGTAAATAAATTACTCCAAAATGCAAAATCTGGTTTTTGATCAAGTTCAAAAGGCCATACACCGCCATCAATGACATTATTATCAACTTTCATAATTAACTTTCTAACAAAAAATTTTTAAAAGTCTAGACTACTCAGCGTAATCTGGATCAATTATTTCAGAATTTCCTGATTGTTCTCTTGTTCCTATAAATACCCATGAAGTTGTATCTTCATTCCATTTATATATATCTAATGTAGGTGCACCTAGTTGTTGTTCTAAAGATACTGGTGGTTCCCAAGTTATTTTATTTGCATTCCAAACCCATGAAGCAAAAGGTTTTGGAGGAATAAAATAATCATTTTCTGAATTATATGTCCAACCTTTTCCAGGATAATGTCCTCTTAAAGCTTTTGATTGATCAGCAGATTCTACACCATTAGTATAGTGTATTCCTTCTACTGTATTATATGAACATTGTACCCAGTTAGCATCTGTTCCACCATATAAAGATTTTAAAACATCTTTACCTGCTTGTTCAGATTCTGGATTTCCTAATTGTTCATTTGCAACTACATGTACTTTAGTTACAACATTATTGTCATCTAATTTTGCAAAATGTGCCATTACGCTGTGTAACTCCCATCTCCAGTAAATTTAATGACTTTAACAGCACCATCATCAGTGACTGTAGGCGAACCTGTAGTAGTTCCTGAGTAATCACTTGCAGGTACTCTTAATACTAAAAGACCTGATCCACCATTTCCACCTTTTCCATATCCTAAAGTGTAAGGTGCTGGACCATGACCTGATCCACCGCCACCACCACCGGTGTTAACACTTCCTGAACTTCCTGTTCCTCCTGGAGGAGAACCATTTCCGCCTCCGCCAGATCCACCGGCTCCAGGTGATCCACTGTGGCCTACTCCGCCACCGCCACCGCCACCATAAGTGATAGGTGCTCCTGTTGTTGAATAAGCTGCTCCAGGGCCTCCGGCTCCGCCATTACCTCCAGCACTTCCGCCGCCGCCTCCGGCTCCGCCACCACCGCCGCCTCCGGCTGTGTTAGTTCCGCCACCACCAAGATTTCCTTCTGGTGGAGAATAGCCTCCAATATTTGCGGGTGATACACTTGGTGATCTTGAACCTGCACTTGATCCTCCTGAAGAACTTGGAGAGTAAGGTGAATTACCACCTCCTGCTGAAGCTTCGTAAGAAATTCCGATCCCTGAAATACTAGTTGGTTCTGATGATTGTGTAGATGGTGTTGGTGGGTAAAAAGTATATGATACAGCCCCTGCACCAATAGTTACAGTATAAGTTTTACCGGCAGTCATTTCATAAGTACCAGAAGTATCTTCTCTGACACCTCCTGCTCCGCCACCACCTCCGTGGTCGCCTCCAATACCATTTCCGCCGCCACCAATAACTAAAAATGATACTCCGTATTTTCTAGCTCCTAATCCTCTGCCCCATGCTCTTGAAGAACCTGGTCCTATGCTACCTAGTAAAGGCATCTACTTTCCTCCTTCTACGCGAATTGCGTTTGTGCTGCTAGTACAGTAAATGTTGACGCTGCAGTTTTAATTGCAGTGTAAGTATACCCATCTGTTGATGTTGTATTACCACCAGTTGGCGCAGATCCACCTTGCCATACTGGAGTTACTGTTGAACCATCTACTTGTACTGTAGTGTTGTAATATGTAACGTTGTTATTCTTATTAAGGAATGCAACTGTAATTGACTCACCAACATCCATAGATGCATCTAAAGAGTTAGAACCATCACCTCTTAAGTTAACTGTAAAGTTAGCATTAGCAGTAACAGTATTTAACTGTACACCTTGAGTGTTTGTGTCAAAATTTATGTTAGATGTAAATGTACCATTTACTAAAACTTTTTCTGCAATACCTTGAATTTTAGCATTACCATTTAAAGTTGCTCTTCCAATTCCTTTTGGAGTAATATTTAAATCAATATTTGTATCACCACCTGTTGCAGAAATTTCTGGAGCTGATCCTGTAGCTGCATTACCTATTGTAAATTCATTAACCGCTGAAGCAGCTTTTGAAAAAGTAATTTGCTCATTACCTGAATCATCTTGAATACCAGTAGCATCATCAAATTGAATGTTGTTTGCATTAGTATCTAAATTTCCTGATAATTGTGGAGTGATGTCTGAAGATAAATCTGTGAAAGCTGTGTCAACAACATTAGTACCATCAGAGTAAACCATCTTAGTACCTTTATCTGTTGCTGCCCAAGTTACTCCAGTTCCAGAACTTGTTTTAAAAGTTACAGAGAAAGCTCCTGAAGTTCCGTTTTCAACAATGTAAGTTTTTTCAACTGAGTCAGGAATTACAACATCAATGTTTCCAGTGATAGTTCCTGTTAATTTAATAACTTGGTCCTTACCATTTGATAAAGCACCATTTGAAAAAGTTAAAGTTGCACCAGTAGTTGCGTTAACTGTAACTGCAGAATAACCACCGATAGCTTGTTCTAAAATTAATAAGTTTGTATTTGTAATTTGTCCCCAAGTTCCCGAGTTTTCACCAGTTGCTTGAACCGTTAACTTTAGGTTTGCTGATGTTGAGTTTGCCATAATTTTTTATCTCCAATGTTTATTTTATAAATTTTTGACAACTATTGTCAATATATATTTTTTAAGCAGCGGTGTCAACTTCTTGCCAACCTGGTGGAACAACTGGTGCTGTGCCAGTATTTACTTCATTCCAAATCAATGTTTTAAGGCTTCCTTCAGCCATTGTCAAGGCATTTCCTGACAATAATACATTAGCATTTCCAGTGGTTGTTTCATCACCTTCTTGCATGGTCATTTCTTGACCACTTACTTCAGCTATAGTATTTGCATCTAATACTGCTGTTCCAAGATTAATCGTTGCAGCTTGTGCATACCCTGTAGAATCAAAATATTTACCATTACCCCAAGTCGATTGACCCCAAGTTTCTTCACCCCATTTAATAGGAGTTATTACGCCGGTGTTAGCATCTCCTTGAGTTATTACATCATCTAATACAGCAGCCATTGCTATACCTGTTAGGTTAGCATCTGGTGCAGGATCCACGTCTCCTTCCTGCATACCCATTGTTAAAGTGTCTACTTGTTGATTACCATATACTCCATAACCCCATGCAGAATTACCCCAAGTTACTGCTGAAGTAGCTGATACTTCTGCAATTGTATTTGCATCTAAATTAGCCGTGCCATCATTAGCTGTTAATTCTTGACCAGTTACATTTACAATCTGTTCCTGATATTGAAGCGTCATGGTCATTGGTTGACCTGTAACAGATACATCTACGGTTGCTGATCCTAAAACATCATCAACAACTATAGTCATTGGTTCACCGGTTAATTCACCGGTAGAAGCATCTGCTTTAATGGTTACATCATCAATTGTAGCTGTTAAACCTATTCCTGTTAAATCAACAGTTAAACCTGATATACCCCAAGTCTCAGTGCCCCAGGTATCAGAACCCCAACCTGTATTTATTTCATTATCAATTGTTACTGAATTTAAATTTGCAGTGATTGGAAAATCAGCTGCCAATACTTGACCTGCAATACCCCAACCATATGTACCCCAACCATCATTTCTACTCCAACCTGTATTAATGTCACCTGTTACAGTTTCTTCTCCTTGATTAGCAGTTAATCCAAAACCAGTTAAAGGTTGATTTACATCAAATAAATTTCCCCAACCTCCACCATCAGGATAACCCCAAGTTTTTGCTGACCAACCGACATTAACTTCTGCTGTTATTGTAGGTGATCCTAAATTAGCTGATAAAGAAAAAGAAGTAGGAATAACTTCAGGAGAATCTAATTCTCCCCACTCACCATTACCCCAAACTTGAGCACCCCATCCTATAGATGGATATGCAATTACATTTTCTAATTGTGCAGATAAACTAAAACCAGAAAGATTTACAAAATTTTCATCTTGATTTCCCCAAGAGTTTACATTCCAAGAAAGTGCTCCCCATGAATCTGAATTTAAACCTAACTGACCACCCATACCACTGTGATTTTGACAATAATAATAAAGTGGATTTGGAGTTGAAGAACTTAAAGTTATTTCTGTGTAAGCACCTGAAGAACCAGGTGTTCCAACTTCAGTTACATTGGTTGTATATTTTGTTCCACCGCCGTGTGTACCATCTGAAGTGGCTGAAAAATTTATAGGATGAAAAGCGTTTGTAGAATCAGACTGGTCAAAACGATAAGTCGCACCTATGGCAAGATCAAGTGTGGGTTTTTGTACACCATCTAAATAAAATCCACCACCAATTCCTGCAGGTACAGTAACTACATAAGTCTTGACTGCCATAGGAGTTTACCTCCTACGATTAACCAGAGATTCTTAGAATCGCTGCAGTTGATGTTGGTGCTGGGAACTGAATTGTAAATGTACCAGAAGTTGCAGTTTTATCTGAACCAAAATCTAATACAGCAACAGCTGCGTTAGCTACAGTAGCAGATGTATTGTAAATCAATGCACCTCTAGCAGTTAAAGTTACACCAGTAAATGATAAGTTGTTAAAGTCAACTCTTGCTACACCAGCAGTGATTGATGTTCCTGCATTAACTAATGCACCACCACCTGCTGTGTATTGACCAGAAGCAGACACTTCTTGAGAAGTAGTGTATGATGTTGTAGCAGAAGTTAAAGTCGCACCTGCGGTATAAAGAGCTAATTTAAACACGTCTCCACCAGATTGTTTGAAATTGTGATCACCTTCCAAAAGTTCTTTTTTGAAAGAGTTCGCAATTGCTTGTGATATAGCCATAGTTTATCTCCTTATATATTTATTTTCCTCCGACTCGAGGAACACCACTTTGATATTCATCTCGTCTTCGTCTTCCCATTTGTTCTATCGAGAAGCCTTCTACCACTTGTTTATACTTTCCTTCGTATAATTGCAAGAGATCATTTGGCC